GTCTGATACGCCCCACAGTGAGAAAATCCACTTAAGGGCGCGCGCACTTGTGCGCTTCGTGCTGGGTAGCTTCGATGAAGAGGAATGGTTCACTGAGTGTAGAAACTCTGGTGGATCCTCTATTGGTGTATCCTTCGCGGATACGTCAGTTGAGAAGAAATTTCTCTATCCGATGTCTGTGACTACACGTGCTGAACGAATGTTCGAGAGGTATCTGTCCTACGACGAATTATTGTCGAAAGCCATTGAAAATCTCAATGTTGGGCGTATTGCCCCTAGGTACCAAACGATCGATTCGTCACGCGCTACAACTGTCGATAAGTCTAACTCAGCCCGCCGCTTTATATGCGTGGAACCCACCTGTAATATGTTTTTACAACAGGGGATCATGCATATGATGTATAAGCGATTGGCCAAAGTAGGCTTAGACGTGTCGTTACTTCCTGAACTTCACCAAGAGTTGGCAAAGGTGGGATCAATTACGGGTGCATATGCAACCATAGATTGGTCCTCCGCTAGCGATTGTGTGTCGATCGAGTTGCTTAGATGGCTATTGCCGTCTGAGTGGCTGGAAGCGATATTAATGGTGCGGTGCGACTCAACCATCTTAGATGGTGAAATCGTTCCTTTATCCATGATATCGTCAATGGGGAATGCAACAACTTTCCCATTGGAGACGCTCGTCTTCTGGAGCTATGCAGTTGCGGTGCACATCACTGCCCTAGACCGTGACAACTCACTCTTCCCAGAATGGGAAGATTTAAAGAGCTGTTCGGTTTTTGGTGATGATTGCATTGTACCCTCAACCATTGCGCACGAGTATATACGTGTGATGGAAGAGATAGGATTCATCGTAAATAAGGAGAAATCCTTTTATGATGGTCCAATGCGCTTCAGAGAGTCCTGTGGAGGTGATTACCTTGCAGGATACGACGTTAGGCCTTATAATATCAAGGCCCCCCGGAGTGTGAAGATGTCTGCGCTCGAGCCCTGGTTGTATACAATAGCGAATGCCTTTTTATCAAAATACATTATGTATTTTGGGAGGCTTAGTTATGTATATGACAAGGAACTATGGCGTGTTCTATTTTCACTCTTCGACCAGTTCGGCTTAGAAATTAAGCTTGTTCCTGGTTACTATCCTGACGACGCGGGTCTCAAGTTGTCTCACGACATTGAGAGGTTCGCACGTCACTACCCTATGAAACTTAGTAGGATAGATAAAAGCGACCATGGCACATATCGGTTCAAGTACTGCCGCTTCCAATACAGGGAGCACAGTGCTTGGTTCGACGAGGTGCGGTTCTCATTATGGCTCAAAAAGCCCACTATGAGTTATCGTACCGTTGTCCATGAGTCGCCTATACGTAGGATAGGAGGTTACGTTGTAGCGAAAGGTTTGTCCGGCCATTGGTCGGTCCCCGCTGTCAAGCGGGAGCCTAACGGCTAAACCAACAAAACACAAAGAAATGATTAAAACCATTCCTTCGTTGCCAATGACTGCAGGT